GTGAAGTCATCTGTGCAGCTGTTAAAACCTGCCCAGTCGTGAACGTTTGTTTTGCCATGATACCCCTTAGTAACTTAGGACATTATAGTCTAAAGTGCCATAAATCGTATCATTTAGGATAAATGCGTCTATGACTGGCTCTAATGTCGTGAACGTGGTTTTCCAACTATTCGGTGTTATATTCATTCTGACACCAAAAATCTGTAATGTTTTCTCTAGGGTAGATCCACCTGGCTGTGTGGTGATTACCTTTATAGGATCAAAAAAGTCTAGGTCTAGGGCTGCAATAATGCCTGTATTGTAATTAGGCGTGTACAGGTCAAGTATTATGGCATCGCATCGGATAGAGGTCTCAGCTCTACTGGCTACATAAGCCTGAGCATAATCTAAGGCTACGGCATCGGTTTCCATTAGTAAGTTATCTAAAAAGTAAGAATGTAAAAAGTACTTATCTATGCTGGCTTGATTTAGGTCTACCTGTGGTGATCCACCTGATCTAGTTATTGTCGCTTTATTAAATACTAAAACATCATTTAATATCCAGGCTACATCATTGTAATCAATACCCGATCCATCATCTGCAAAAACTGTAGGCGTGCCACCAATAGAACTGGCCGTAACTGCTCGGTCTTGAAATACGAATGAACCGCTTGCATCTACATAAACTGCGCCGTACTCACTTTGGGCAACTGTGGTTAACGCAGCTAAAGCAGTTCTATTAGTGCCTGGGTCTGCCTGTAATGTGGTAAGTCCTGCATCAATATCACGCATTGTTGCTGGCCAACTAATCTCATCTAATATCTCATTAACTCTAGTGCCTGATAATTGTCCAGCGCTTGCACCTGTAACTGTGCTTATTTGAGCATTCTGGGCTAATCTAAATGCATCTACGGCTTGGATAGTTGTATAAGTTACATCTTCTGCTTCACGAGGATAAGTAGTAACGTAGCTTGTAATAAACCCAGAGAATATAGGATAAGTTGTAGAACCATAGGTAGCTGTAATCTGCACTTTCTTCATCGGTGTTAGTAATGTGTAATATGGGCTGGATGGATTTTCAGGATTAAAGTCGCCATTTTGATCTACTATGCGTAGTGATAAAGAACCTGTTTGAAATTGATCTGATAATGCTGTGCGACCTCTGCGAGTTTCAATACGATTAACTTGATTAGATACATCAACAATAACGGCTGCAGAATCTGCTAATACGTTTGTGTCTAAAATGCCAGTATCTAATATCATGGCCTGAGCAAAACTTGGCCCAGTACTAAAGTTAATTATTGCATTGATTGTAGGCAGGGTCATTAGAACCCTTGGCCAGCTGGTACTGTGGAGTAACCTGTCTTAGTTGCTATTTGAATACTTTCAGCGATTGCTTGGCTTAACCTATCGCCTGTTGCAGCCGTATCTACAGTTATTCTAATTTCTGGCGATGCTGCTTGGCTCATGGCTGGTGTAAATCCTAGGGCTAAACCTAATTGTTGAGCAGCATCACTATAGCCAAAATAAGGGTTATTGATTGCTACATCGGCTAGGTTACCTACACGACCACCACCACCAGTAGCTGTAATAGTTCCGCCTGGGCCTATCTGACTTGGATCAACACCAAAAGATAAAATTAAAGCCTTAGCTGCTTCACTTAAAGCATAAAAACTGGTTGTAACTTCATCTATCGCTTTCTTGCCTTCCATCTCAGCCAATATCTTTTTAGCCAGTGCCTCGTTATTATCTAATATGGCTAACTGTGCTCTTAAGCGTAATTTAACTTCACCATCGGTGGCTTCATTAAGCGCCTTAGTTAAGCCAATACGCTCTATATCAAACTTATCTTTTAACTGATCTACGGCGCTTTTTTCTTTTAACTTAGTAATTTCTTGTGTGCGTAGTCGGTTAATCTCTTTAATGTTTCTAGCTTCTTGCCTTCTTTGTGCAGATAAGGCTCTACCCGCAGTTCTTTCTTGACCGCCACGATCTATTGTTTGGCGACCCGCACCCCTTAACGCTTCTGTTGCACGTATGACCGCACTTATTCCAGGCACATTTCTTAAAAATGATCCATCCATACCAGGTATGTTTGTAATCTCTTTTAACTTACCTACTACTTTGCCTAGTCCAACCAGCACTTCACTTGTGGCAGTAGCAAAATCTTCCATATTGTCAGTTACATTTTCAATGCTCTTATCATTACCTAATTGAGATAAAGCATCCAGTAAACCTTTACCAATTATTTCTTGAGCGTTTTGAGTTGCAACTCTTAGTAAATCCATCTTTCCAGCATAGGTATCTAATCTAGCCGATGCTTGACCTGAAAACTTATTATTAAGTTCGGCCATGATTGCATCCATGTCGCCAGCCTTTAATAAGGCTTTATCTAAGCCAGCACCTAATCTGCTTAAGCCTGTGGTATTGCCAGCATAGGCACGTGATAAGGCTGTAGTAACTTGAGTTAATGATCTGCCTGTAGCCGCTGACACATCCATGGCCGTAGCCAGTGCATCTTGGCTCTTAGTTATTGATCCAGTTACTGTCAATAATTGCTGAAATGCTGGGCGTAGTTCATCATCTAATACGCCTGTGGCTTTCTGTAAATTGGCTATATACAGTTCTACGCCTGGTGAACTAAATTGAAAACCTGTGTTTTTTAATTGAACCTCTAAAGACTTGGCTGCTTTCTCATCAGCTGCAAACGCCTTTACTGCTTCCTTACTAAATCTAGTTAATGCTGTTACTGAGAATGCTGCTAGAAAAGTTCTTTGAAAAGATTTTAACTGCTTTTCAAATACGCTAATTTCTTTCTTGCCTTTTTTAAGGCCTTTGTTATTAAAGGTACTGAGTGCGGATACGACTATATTGGCCACTATGCGACCTTCTTTTCTGTAGTCTTATTAAAGTGTGTAGCTGTGGCATTAATAGCCTTAACTATTACGCCATAAATATCACCACTGTCTTGCGCCCATGCCTTGTAAATTAAACGGCCTTTAGTCTTACGACCACCAGCTCTAGCGCCTTTAACTCTAGGCTGTGATGTAAGAGTAGGTAGATCAGTAACAAATTGATAGCCAGCAAACGGATTATTAGAGTTATAGGCTGATCTTGCACGACTTCTATTTTTTCTACTACCAGATTGCTTATAGGCCATTGTGCTACCACCTTCATTAACAGAAGTAAATGGTGCTCGGCCTTGTGGGTTTAATCTACCTGCGGTTTCATAAATACGACCAGCTGCACTTATGTTATAGACATAACTTTCTACCTGGTAACCACTGCTAAACCTGCGGTTTTGTCCTTCTTTGAATCCAATACCACCACGGACAGTATCAGCATCATATTTAGGGAATGGCCGATAATCTACATTAGATTGAATTGGCTTTGACCAGCCAGACAATACTTCATTATTGCTTACTACAAATCCCTTAGCCTTGGCTTCTACGCTTTTCATAACAGGTTCTACAGCTAATTTAACACGCCTGTACATATTCTCATCAATAAAGGTTAAGCCATTGATAACGTCTTTAACGCCTACGACCTCTACTGGCATCTTGGACCTTCCTGGCTCTATCGTTCAAAACCTGCACTATTGCGTGAATCATTTCTGAGTCCATGTTAATAAACTCACTTGGCGCTATCCCAGTCTCAACGCTTAATGCAGCGATGCTATAAACTAAAGAATCACGCCGTGTTATTTTTTTTCTTCGTCTAATACCTCTACAGTTTCTAAAGTATCGATAAACTCAGTACCCCATAAAGGTATCTGTGCGCCAGACCTACGTAAGCATTCGTATGCTAACCAAAATATTTCGGTCTGCCTTTCGTGCTCACGTAGGACTTTAGAAATTCCAGCGCCGTACTTCAATTCGAAAGCGTACTCGACACCTGGTGTTATCTTGTGCTCAGATATATCACCATTAGCCCTTGTTATCTTTAGCTTTGCCATTGTTACTCCTTAGTTAGAACGCCACTGATGGCGATACTGTTACCACGGAGTTTACTGTAAATGTCATTGAAGAAGTTGCAATTTCAGCCACGCCACCCTGACCAAGTGGAGTTAGGTTATTTACCAATATTGAAAATTGGTAGGTTGGGTTAGCAGCTGAAACAGTAGTACCTTTAACAGTAATTACTGATACTGATAGGGTTGTACCAAATGCTGCATTTAGAGTTTGCATTACTTGGCTTGATGCCCAGTCATTATTAAAGTCAATAGTAAATGTTGAGTTTTCTAGTCCAGCCACGTACTTATGGGCTGTGTCTCCCATAGCTGTAATTTCTAACTCATCTACCACCTTGTTAATTACTGCGCTTGATACGTATGCGCTAATATCTACAGATGGTGTTGTAGGCGCAGCAGCTGTTGCCAACTTAACGCCGACGTTATTATTTAAATAAATTGCCATTGTTACTCCTCGTCATTCTTGTTGGTTTGTGCCTTGCCTTTTGGTTCTTCCTTTATTTGGCCTGTCTTGATTAAGAAGGCT